CAATTCAAATTCCGGGGCGTCAAGACTGTAGATAGTAGGCTCATCTCCAAACATGGTGCGATTTAGACCTTCTCCGACGGCATGGGCTAGTTCTTCCCGTCTTTCATCATTTCACCTCCGGCGGGGCTGGGAGGGGCGTGATCAGCCCGCCGTTCTGGTCTTTCTCGACCCATTGGCCGTCCAGATGCACCGAATATCTATCGCCCGAATAGTACGCGCCGTACCATGTCATGATGCTCGCCACAGACGCGTGATCACAGAACACTTCCACTATCTTGGGAATAGCGTCCGAGTTTGTGAACTTGAGTGAATGCAGTTTGCGTTCCTCAGTCATCCCCTCACCCCTTCCTCTTGCGCGGCGTCGCCGGCTTTGGCGGCTCGTAGCTGATTGTCACGGGGATTACGCGGTAGCCCCATCTTTGATAGGCGGGAAAATTACAACATTCCAGCGCCTCGTCTCGCGTCGAATAAAAGCTCCAGAGTGCAATGTCATTGTTAGTTGGGCTCCAGAGAGCATATACGGTTTCCGTCTTCACAGGCTTTCTCCTGAAAATCGTTGCGTTGCGTTGCGGGGCGCGGCGCTGTGTGGCGTTGCGCAGCGTGGCGTTGGTTACCCGGCAGCCCGTCGAGCCATCGCCTCAACTACGGGCGGGGCTTCGACAACGGGCCTATTTGAAGCTGCTCGCTTGGGAGAGACAGCCGTGCTTTCCAGAATCCTCAACCGGCTCAGGTTTTCTGAAGCCTTCAGCATTTCATCACGCTCAAGATTGGACATAACGGCAATCTCCTGCTTGTGAGCTTCACGCCGCGATCCGCGACGGACGCGCTTGAAGAAGCGGTCGGCACTCTGGACAATCTCTGTGCCATTGACGCGCATGAAGCCAAAGCCGCGCACACTCTCAATGACGATTGAATGATCCCGCTGCACAATGCGGCGTGCGCTGATATAGGCGGGTGTTGAGGAGTCCACCTCAAACCCTACAGCTTTGGAAATATTCGCGAAGGATACTTCGGCCCCAATCGGAAGGGCGCGGAAGCATTCGACAAGCTGCTCGGTTTCGTGAGAGATTTTGAAGATCGGTTTCATTTGATTTTCCTCAGTTAGAGTTCGTTGCGTTGCGTTGCGATGCGCAGCGGGGCGTTGCGATGCGCAGCGCGGCGATGGTTACCCGTTAGCCCATGTAAACTTCACGGGCCGAAACCTGCCATTGCCAGCCGGGCTTTTCGTGATCGGGCGGCCACGGCCAACACCCGCCAGCAGTCCGGCTTGCGTAAAAAACCGCTCAAAAACATCTTCTGGAAGCGTGTCATTGAACACGCGCATTTCAAGCTCACCGCCCCACGTCGTGATGTAGGGAAAAAATCGCATGACACGAGTTCCGGGGCCGCGCTTGCCGTTGGCGTGGGCGAAAATCTGAATGGCTTTCATCTCATCAGCCTTGATACCAAGATCCACGTCAGACATGGCGACAACACCTGTCGCAAATTGGCCTGTCCAGGTCTGATTGCCCTTGCCCGGAATCTTTTCGTTCAGAAGCTGGGCAGTTTCGTCGAGCGCAAGCTTGAATGCCACGCCCGGAACATAGACGGTCCCGGCGTCATTGAGGTGCGCTTTCTCTCGCCAGCGGCGCTTTTCGTGCGCGTCCTTGGTTTCGCCCTTGAGCACGTTCGGCTCGAAATACTTCGATGCGGAGTAGGCGGTAAGGCCTTCGATTTTGATTGTAACTGTTCTCATTTTTTTCCTCATGTTAGGAAACGTTGCGTTGCGGGGCGGGGCGACGCGTTGCGATGCGGCGCGTAGCGTTGGTAATTTTGTAATTATTGCAGGGTCATCTTCCTCTCCGAATTGCCTTCATCAGCGCCGCGAAGCCCACGGCCAGCACAATCCATCCAATCAACAGCCCGGCGTATTTGGCGACGGACCATGCCCACTCCCCAAGACTAGCTCTCACGCTTAAGCCTGCTCACTGCTTTGTTGAGGCAGTCAAGGCAAATGTCGATGTATCGTGTTTCCCAGCAGCTTAACCGAGCCAATGCGTCAGCGTCGCTGTCGCACAGATCGCACTTGAGCTCGGTCCATGTCGTGTTGCCGATGATGCTGTCGACCTGGTCTTTGGTAAATGGCCATTTGAGCGCCATCAACTTTGCAGTCATCTCGGGATGGTTGTTCCACTTGGTGACAGGGTTCCCCTCGTATTGTTTCCGCCACTGGCGTGGAACGTCGCGCAGCTTCTCTTGAGCCGTGATAATTTCAATGGCCATCAGCGGAACTCCGGGGTGGGCATTTCCAAATCTGCAATAGCGTCCGTCAGCATCGCGCGGGCCATGTCGGAAATCGTCACGTTGGACTTCGCGGCCTCAGCGCGGAGGCAAGCCATGTCTGTCTCGCTGATCCCGTCAATTACAAGCCCGCCCTTGGGGCGCGGCGTGTACTCGGGAACGTGCCGTTTGATGGTCTTCGCCACATTGGCGACGGAGCACCCGAGTTGCCGGGCGATCCGGGTCGGTGACGTGACGCCCGAGCGCCACAACCGTACAATCTCGGGCGACCGGCTGGTCTTCTTCATATACCGGCGCTTGGGGCGGTCAGTCTTCTCCATGGGTTCCCTCCGTCACAACCAAAACCATTCGGGACAATCTGGCTTCTGCAGGCGCCTGATGTGGTCATGGGAAACGCCGTATTTTTTGGCTAACCACTTTGCTGGCAATCTAGTGCTTCCCCGAATTTCCAGAACATCAATCTCTGACAACTTGTTGGAAGCGCATTTTTCGCCACGATTGTGAGTGCCATGCGCAAGTTTATCTTTTTGGTTCTCCTGCGCGGTTGCCCACCTGAGATGAGATGGATTTACGCAGCGGGCATTCCCGCACTTGTGCGCTGCTTCCAATTTATCGCTCTCAGGAGGGCCGTAATTGAGAGTGCACATCAAGCGAGAAACACGCTCCAACCGCCCATTCCATATGCAGTATCCATAACCACTGGGAACTTTGCCATAGGGCCAATCAAGGCACTTATCGCCCCTGTGATTGACGTGTTTCAGCACCCAGTCTTGCGGTTCTCCGACGCCTGCCTTTTTTACTACATGGGGAGTGCCATGCTTGCGGAATCGGGTATAGTGCTTTTGGCAAAAGGACTTTGCCAAAACAGTGCCGTTGCACCCAGCAACCGAACAATGTGTCATTCCACGACCTCTTCCGTGAGCGTCGCAACGACGACAACAGTTTGTGGGAAATCAGAATAGAGTTTTGATGCATGGAGTTTGACAATCTGTCTGTCATCTCGCCAAACAATTTCATTCAATGCATCGCCGAGGAGCTTGCAGATGTTATCTAGATCTTTCTGCGAGCAACAATAGTGCGCACCAAAAGCTTGCCGCTTTCGCTTGCTCATTCCTTTAGGCCACGGAAACATTGCTCTTACCGTCACTTCAAGCGGCCCCTCAAACATTGGCTGGCCGTCCATTGCCGCAGCGCCGATTTGTCCAATGGTCAGTTTGTTCCTGCACTGCTCAAGGCTGTCGAACCTGATCTTGCCGTGCGATCTGGCGCGTTGCCACGCCATTGGCTTGCCGGGGATGGTGAATTTGATCTCATTCATGTGGTGGGCGGCCCCGCCTCTCGACGGGGCCATCTCCTTAGCCAAACGCCATATCGGCAGGCGCCGCCGCAGGCTTCGCGGCAGGCGGCGGGACAACAGTCGAGCCGGTCGAGGGCGGGGTCGTGAAGGCGGAAGCGGGTACGGCCTGCGCCGGAGCAGGTGTCGCCAAAGAGGGCGGCGGATCAACCCAGCCGACAACCGCAAGCACAGGCTGGAAGTTTCGAGTAGTTTGTCCGTTCGGCATCTTGCTTTCGACCATCGTCGTGCCGGTCATCTTCACCACCGGCACCTTGCCGCTCGCCGCCTCCGGCGCCGCCTGGTATTCCGTGTGCAGCTTGTCGATGGCCTGAATGACGGCCTTCGCGGTAGACGAGAACTCATGCACTCCGCCGCCAAGCTGCGCAGGAAGCGCCACGTTCATGAGGAAGCCTTCCTTATAGCTGTCGCCGGGGCGCGGCTGGCGAGGCTCGCCGATCTTCGACATGATGTAGGACGGCGCGGCACCGGCCACGAACATCGCCCAGCCGACTTTGATGTTGGAGAGATCAAACACCGCCTGGAAGCCGTCCGTGATATCCACGTCCGCCTGCTCGCCCTTCTCGGCGTTCTTGCGCCGAAGGATGCGGCCCGAGCGGGCGTCCATTTTGATGTAGCTGGAAAATGCGCCAGTACCGCTAGACAATCCGAGAGACATTTACAGTTTTCCTTTTCCATTGTTGCCGCGATGACGCCCGCAGCGTTGCGTTTAAAAACCCCAAATCTGGAACGCGGCCTGTCTGGCACGTGTATCGTTCCATAAGTAACTGTCGTAATTCGGGGCCACGTACTGGGCCAAAGCCTGCGGATCATCGTTGATCGACAAAAACCGTTCGATGGTCTGCGCAACCTTCACCAATGCCGACAGATGCTCGCGCATGTTCTCGACGCGGTAGGTGGCGTGCTTGGCGGGGGTGCAGTAAGTGACGCGGCCTTCAAGGTTGTCGCTGATCGCGGCACAGTAGAGCGAGATTTGCTTTGCGTGGTTGACCGCAACCTCCGACGCCAGCCGGTGCTGGGTTTTCAAGTCCACGATCACGCCCGATTGCTCAAAATAGAAATCCACATACCCGATAAACGGCAACGGCAAGTCAGGGTGCTGCCATTCGATCTTCAATTGTGTGTGGCTGGGCACGCCGTAGGGGCGGAGCGCGTCGAGGCCTTGAGCGACGATGCCGGGCACTGCAGCGCGTTCCTTGTCCCTCGCAGGGTCTGTTGAAAGCGCAGAAAGCCGGTCAAATTCCTTGACCGCAAGTTCTTGGCACTCAACAAGCGGCTTGTCAGGGTTCATAAGCCCGGCGGCAACGCCAGCCTCAGAAGCGCTGCCACGGTGAGCGGCGCAGCCGACAGGGCTTCTGATACCCAACAACTTCTCCATCACGAACAGTGCGGGGTCGCTCTGAAACAGGTTGCAACTGCTCGCACTGAAATGCTTCAGCCCATACCGTGCGGCGGCGGATGAAGGGGGCGGGGGGCCACCTGCACCACCAGTAGTGCCCCCCGCCACTGCAGCGCCCAAGGACGACAAGGGCTGCAGATTGTGTTCAAGGCTCACGTGCGGGTTCCCTTCGCATAATCGACAACAGGTGGACGGCGAGGCCCAAATGCGACAGCCTCAAATGCCTCATCATCCGAGGCCTCAGGGTGCTCCGCCTGGTATTGCTGCATCAGGTCGAACAGACTGTTGTAGGCGCGGCGGTCAAGCTCGTACGGGTCGAGGTGCATGGCGGGGATCATGTCAGCGCTCCATGTTTGATCGGCTCATTAAGAACAGCATCGGCAAGAACCAGTTCATCGGCTATCTCAACATCGCTCAAGCCGCGCGCCTTCATGTGGCGGATGGCGACCTGACGGGTGCGGCGGATGATGGTCAGCAGGTTGTTGATCTGACGGTCTTGATTGGTGCTCATGTCAGCGGCCCATGTTGATGTCGGATTGTGCGGCGTCGATCTGGGCAGGAGAGACGGCGGGCTTTCGAACACCACGAGATTTTGACACAGTGCCGTTGCCGTCGCCGTAGCCGTAGCCGTTGCCGTAGCCGTTGCCGTCGCCGTAGCCGTAGCCGTCGCCGTAGCCGTCGCCGTCGCCGTCGCCGTAGCCGTAGCCGTAGCCGTCGCCGTTGCCGTAGCCGTAGCCGTAGCCGTAGCCGTAGCCGTTGCCGTAGCCGCAGCCGTTGCCGTAGCCGTAGCCGTAGCCGTAGCCGTTGCCGTCGCCGTTGCCGACAGGCCTAATTGTGGCGGCCATCAGAGCCCCCAATTTTCGGAAACCGGGACGCAGAAAATTTCAGCGCCATCGGGGATGTCCACATCTGCAACCGGGCGAAGATCGGCCTTTGCTTTCTTCGGGCTGTCGATCATTGCAGCAAACCCAAGCGATTCCCATTTGAACACATGCAGCGCTCGGGACAGCCTGACCCGGCCATTTTCACGGGTCACGTCACCTGCGAAAATCCACCCTCTGTCAACAACTACAACGGCACGGGTTCCTTTTGCCTTGTTGACGGGCGCATATTCAATTCCATTGATGATTACGTTATCCATAGTTAGTTCTCCTGGTTACTGGTTTGGGGTTGCTTCAGTCGGATTGCGCGGCGGTGGCGCGGGCGATGGCGGCAAGAGCGCGTTCATCCCAATTTCTTGTCGCAACCAAGTGGTTGTTGATGAAATGTTTCTCGCGCGTGTCCACTATGCCCTTCACGAGCGCCAGCAGCTCAGCATTGATTTCTTCAAGCGTGGGCTTCTTCTCAGGCGGTGTCATGTCAGGGCGATAGCCGGAACCAAAGCTGGGCATTATGCGGCTTCCTTCTTCTCTTCACGCTTCACGAGGTCGTAACCGAGCAAAGATGCGATCTGCTGCATCTGCATTATCGCCTCGTTGGCGTGGTGATTTGTCCAGCTTTGGTTGCTGAGGCCGTAGGCATCAAACCAGTAGGCAAGCGTGGCGGATTCAGCCATATTTTGAGCGTGTATCTTCACGTGAACCCATGTCTTCCTGTTCACCACGCGTACTCCTCAATTCGCTCAACAATGCGCTCGTGAAGCTGCTCGGTGTCCTGCTTGATCCCGCGCATCAGGACTTCCCACATAAACGAGTCAGATTCCTTGGTGATGAAGTGCCTCTTGTGGAAAGAGCACTCCTCAATCTCGATCTCGCTGACCTCCCAGTCCCAAATGCCGGGGTCTTCCTCAGAACACGAAAACTCAATTTTGCAATCGAATTCGGTCACGAAATTTCCGAGCTTGGTGAGGACTGGAATTGTCCAGTTCAGTTTGATGCAGTGATCGCTGGCATTCATGTGCTGCCTCCCGTGGTGTGATGGGGGCACACTACATTATGTAGCGTCATTTGCAAGCGAAAAGATACAAAAAGTGACGCGAAACGGTAAGTCGCTGTTATGTCTTGACTTTACCTGCGAGTAAGAAATTAGGATCGGTTTCGAGCAGCACACAAATACGTAGGATCGTGTCAAGGTTGGGTTCTGTTTCGCCCCTTTCCCAACGATTGTAGGTTCCAGAATTTACATTTAGAGCATCTGAAAACGTTTTTGCCTCTCCAAAGCCCTGCTCTATTCGTCTAGCCCGCAACCGTGCGGCGAAGGCCTGCCGCGCTGAACTCATTGTATTACCAGTGCATTATGCATGTCACAAAATGCGCCGTTTGAAATGCGTTTGCACGGCACAAAAAATGACACTTGCGCACTACAAAAAATGACGCTACAGAATGTAGTCATGAGTGAGAATTACGTGAAATTGATGTTTGAAAGGCTCGGGGGCATCGATGCCGTTTGCGAGCAACTCAGTGATTTGGGCCATCAGTTAAAGCCCGCTACGGCCCGCATGTGGATTTACAGAGGTGTTGTCCCCTGGCGCTGGCGATTTGTCCTTTTGAGTATTGCTGCGAAGCGCGGCGTCCAAGATGAAATTGCCTTACTGTTTCCTGAGCGGGCTTTTGGGGACGCCGCCTGATGCCCCCTTCTCTGGTCCGCCCTAACGCATTTGTTCCTACACCGCTGACAGGCCGGTTCATGTCTGTCACCTCCCCCTGAAACTAGCTGGAGCTTCGGCTCCAGCATTTTTTCTCTAACCCAGGTGTAATTGTATGCGCTGCGAAATCTCTTGTTGTACGTCAACAACCGTCGTGGCCGAGGCCAAGACCCTCTCTGATTTTCTCATTGCCTGGGAACAGGGGCAGGGAACCCACGACATCGAAAACGCCATGCACCGCGCCTCGTCGCGCTGGGGCATCGATAGCGGCGCCCTCAAATCACTCCGCTACCGATCGCGCGACCTGCAGGACGTGAAAGCCTCGCTGCTCGAGCGCCTCCGTGTCGCTTACGAGGAAGTCTACGACCGCCAGAGAACCGCTCAGGCCGTCGAAATCGAGATCGAGGCCACAATCGCAAGGGTGCGGGAAGCGGAGACGGTGGAGGCTGAATGAACCGGATTTGCATTGTTCTGAACGAGCACGGCGAATTTACCGATATAGCGGCTGATCAACCGCTCGAAATCTATGTGGTATGCCCGCATTGCCCCGCTGATCGCGTTTATCAATATGGCGCGGCAGACTTCGGCCCGGAGCATGTGCGCAAGCTGATCGGCGGCTTCGCAATCGGACACTTGCATGACGGCACCTTTGGGATGGGCGACGGAACCGGAAAACGCTCTCCATCACGCCCCGCTTTGACAGTGGTCAAGGTGGGAGAGTGACAGTGACCATGCCGCACGTCACCGCCCTGCCACTCGCGCCCAACACAGACAATATGCGGGGGCACGTCGTGCCTAACGATCAATGACAGTCGAGGTCACAATGCATAAACCTGCCACGATACAGGCGGACCTCGAGAACCTGCCGGGCGTCTTTTGGCCGTATCGGGATTTGAAAATCTGGACGACGTGGGATTGGGTGCTGGTCAATGGCCGCTGGACGAAGCCACCATTTCAGCCGGACGGTCGGAATGCCAAGTCTCAAGGCCCGGAAACTTGGTGCACCTATGTTGAGGCCCTTGCTGCGGTGAAGGCGGGCAAGGCCGCCGGGATCGGCATCATGCTTTTCGGCATGAAGTCGCTTGAAATCATCTTTGACATCGACCATTGCCGCGACCCCATAACCGCTGTTATCGCCCCATGGGCGCAAGAGATTATCGACGCAGCTGCGTCCTATACTGAAGTCACGCCATCCGGCGCCGGCGTCCGCATTTTGGGGCTTGGGGACATCGGGCGGGTGCACAAGCGTTTCAATAAGGTGGACGGGGCAGACGGCGGACTCGAGGTCTACACCGCAGGCGAAGCCCGTTACATCACTGTCACCGGCCTGCAGGTGCCTAAGTGCTGGCCCATGATGGCTGACATTTCTGAATTGGCGTCGCGGCTTGTGGCCAACAAGGGCCGCATGGAAGCCGAGCAGCCAAGTTTTGAGCCCCAGCCACCAAAGACCTTCGAGCCCGCGCCAGCCTACAACCCAAAGCCCGGCTCCATCGGGTCGATGCTTGGCCTCCGCACTCCGGAAGGCGACCTCCGGCAGTTAATCCGCGAAGGTGCCCCCAACGGTCAGCGCAGCGAGCAATTCCATCATGCCGTTGGCCTCGCCCGCCGCCTCAACTGGACGCCAGAGGCCCTTGAGCGCGAAATGCGGACCAACCCATCCGGCATTGCCAGCAAGTACCTAGCGCCACAAGACCGGCTTGTCGCCGAAATCGCCAGGTGCTGGGGGAAGGTCGAAGCGCCGGTCATGTCGGCTCAAGGATGGGAAAAGGAATTTTCCGGCTCAACCGGCGGCACTTCTGAAGAGAAGGGCGAGGCACACCAGCAAGAGCAAGGCGGAATTTCGGCAAATGTTTTCACTATTCCAGATGAAAGCAAAATCCCGCCGCGCGATTGGCTTTATGGACGTCATCTTATTCGAGGGTTTGTTTCAGCGACAATCGCGCCGGGGGGTGTAGGTAAGTCGTCTTTAATCATGGCCGAATCTATGGCCATGGTGACCGGCAAGCCGTTGCTAGGGGTAAACATCTCCCGGCCTTTAAGAGTGTGGGCATGGTGCCTTGAAGATCCCCGCGATGAACTAAACCGGCGTGCCGCCGCTATCGCAAAGCATTATTCAATCACCAATAGCGATATTCAAGGCCGGTTTTTCTTGAATTCAGGCCGCGACACTCCTTTGTGCATCGCAGAGCAAGAACGAAAATCAGGAACAATCATCATCCGCCCGGACGTGCCCGCGCTTGTGGCAGAAATAAAAAAGCACAAGATAGATGTGGTGAGCGTCGATCCGTTTGTCGCTTCGCACCTCGTTTCTGAGAACGACAACGTCGCCATCAACGCCGTTATGCGGCAATGGGTAATGCTGGCGGAAATATGCCAAGTGGCCGTCGAGCTGGTTCATCATACCCGGAAAAATGGCGACAGCGAGGTGACCGCGGAAACATCGCGCGGCGCAAAAGCCATGATCGACGCCACCCGCGATACCCGCGTTCTCAATCAAATGTCTGAAGAAGAAGGACGCTCTTTTGGCGTCGAAAACAGACGGCTTTATTTCCGAGTTTACTCAGACAAGATGAATTTAGCCCCGCCCGCCGAAAAGTCGGATTGGTATCACTTAACCGATGTGGCGCTCGCTAATGGCGCAATGGGCAGTATCGGAGATCATGTCGGGGTGCCGGTCGCCTGGAGCGTGCCAGGACCTTGGGCAAGCGTTTCATGGGAAACAATCAACGCTATCCTTAGTGGCATAGATCGCGGCGTGCTTCGGGATAGCGGAGAACCGACCGGAGACCCTTGGAGCCCGTCTAAGGCGGGCAAAAGCAATTCCCGTTGGGTAGGAAATCTCGTCACAGACATGACAGGCATGGATGAAAATGAGGCCAAGAGAGCCCTCAAGGCATGGCTGGACAGTGGCGTTTTGATCATCATCGACTGCACCGTCAACCGTAAGGCCACAAAAGGTATCGCCGTAGACAAGGCCAAGTGGGCTGAGATGAGGCCTATCAATGGTTGAGCAACCAGCCCAGCAAGAGTTGTTTGTTTTTGATGCCGCAAAATTGCGCAATTCAGAAGTAGTCGATTGCGCGGTATTGCGCAAAAATGAGTGCGCAATTTCAAAAAGTCCCTTAGTAGAAAAAGAATTGCGCAAAGGCGCGCAATTTCTTTTGCCTACAATGCGCGAAATTGCGCGGCCCAATTCTTTTTCTACTTCAGGAAGGGACTTGAAGGCCGAAATCGGCAAACTTCAAATCGAAATCGATGAGCTGAAATTCGTTAACGCCGAATTAGGCGTGAGCCTAATTTCCCATCAACAAGAACAAGCTCCATATTGGGATGCTAAGAAGAGCTTCGAAAACCAGCTCACGGCCCTTGTGCTTGAGGAAGGCGCAGTTCTCACCCCGAGGCAGCGCGAAATCCTAAAACAGGCTTACCCCACTTTGGATTCTATCCGCGCCAGCCTCGTTTTCCATTTTCGGGAAGCCGACCGGCTGAAAGCGATCATTCGAGCAAACAAGAACCGGATGAAGTTCTTGCAGTTCGATGTTGATCAAACCCGCAGGCGTTTAAATCGAAAAGGAGCTACTAACCATGCGTGAGACTAACCACCAATCCGACACTATACACCGCCAGAATGCACTCAGGGAATGGCACACAAATCCGGGAAAATATCCAAAGTCGTTTTTGATGCATTGGAAGAATGGCGATTTCAATCATCTGAAAGCCCCTCCCCATGCGTGACATAGATTTCGCCGTCTACCGCCACGCCATGGCGCAGCTCGACGAGGTGGCGGCGGCCTGTGAGGCCCGCTGGGGAATATCACGGCTTCCCCGCTTGGTGGCGGCTGACCTTGCGGCAAAGTTCTACTCCCAACTCGACAAGCTCAACGCCGCCCTTGAGGTCGGGTCCCCAGCCGATATCGAGTACCACGCCGGGCGGATGGCGAACGCTTGGCGCGCCCTCGACACGGCTGCGCAGGCCGCTGGCGCCCGGCCCCTTGAGCCCCACTACCTCGAAGGCCGGTTGCCTAACGGCACCGTGCTGGTCGTCTGCGGCTCCCGTGAGGAGCAATGGGCCCTCTCCCGCGAAAACCGCGCCGCCGTCGTCTGGTCCATGGAGGAGATCGCCAACGTCCTCTGGAAATTTGAAATGGTTAATGACGCGAAAATAACCTTCTCAGGCGCGACCGTCACTGATTGCCGCCCCGAGCCCACCAAGCCCCCCGTCGATTGGGTCAAGGGCGATGCGCTGCCGTTCGACATGATGGGGGCAGGGTGAGACATGGAATGGACTGACGAGAAAATCGAGACCATGCGCCGCCTTCTCGCGGAAGGGTTCTCATGCGGATATGTCGCAGCCCAACTCGGCACGACGCGTAATTCCGTCATCGGCAAGGTGAGGCGGATTGAGATTGAGACTGGCGAGAAATGGAAGCGTCCGTCCGGCAGGACATATGGCGCGCGCCAGAAGGCCCCGCCAGCGGCGACGCCCGGTCTTGCCACTGTCTTGCAGCTTAAGCGCCCCTTGCCCGCCAGCGCCCGCCCCAAGCCCGTCAAATACGTTCCTGGGGTTCCTGTCGGTATCATCGACGCAACCGGATGCCGGTGGCCTGTTGATCAGGGCAACGTTCCCGGCCGTCACCTGTTCTGCAACGGGGCGATTCACAAGGGCAGCTACTGCGAGTTCCACGCAAAACGGAACGCCAGCCTTCGGAATGCCCCGTCACGCAATTTGTATCGATTGCATTCGGCTTCCTCAGGGCAGGCCGCTACCACCCCCGCCCGGAAGGCCCAAAGCCAGCCAGAGGCCGCGCCATGAACCACGTCTACACCCTCATCCTCTCCGCCTATGGCCCCCGCTGCAGGTCCTACAACCCCAGATGCGAGGCATGCCGGGCGTGGGCTGAATACGACGCGATGAAGGCCATCACAAAGGACGCGGCATGACGACACCCCGTTCCAAAATCTGGTTCCATGAGTTTCGCCCCGGTGGCCCACGTGCCGCCGAGTCTGACGAACTGCATAATCAGGTTCTGGACATGTGGGCAAAGGGCAAAACCAAAGCCGAGATCGCAACCATGCTCGATATCGACAAGCACACAGTACGCAAGGTCACATGGAAAGCCCGGAAGGACGGCGATCCCCGAGGCTTCGCCAAAACCGAGCCGATCATGCTTTCAACCAGCTTCTCAAGTCACTCTGTGCTCGAAATCTACCGTGAGCAATATATCGTCAGGGGCCTTGCCCGAGCTTTCGAGGTACCCCACGCGCAGGTCGAGGCCGTCTTGCGCGCAATGAGGAACGAACTGGAGACAGAAGGCAAATGAAAGACCCTGAGTATAAGCGCATCGGCCCCAACGATCCGCTGCCCGGCATGGATCATATAGGCAGGATATTGGCGCATTGTGACACTGACGATGAGGACAAGCAAAAAATCAGTGTTTTTCAGGAATTGCTCAATTCCAAGATTTACTTCTCAATTCTGTGCTTTTGGGATGGAACATTTGACGTAAAGATAGGTGATGCGTCAAACGTCTGGAAAGAAACGGCCAATCTCCCAGCCTGGGAGGACGTACCTATATGGCTTGAGGTGCAAGCTTTGGAGCATTTCCCAGACAGCGATTTTTCTAAACGGCGGGAAAGGCAAGTAGGATGAAATCCAAACTGGTCGACACTATCACCAGCAATAAAACAGGCGTGGACCTATTGACTCCCCCGTATCCATTTTTCTTCGACCCGGCGAGATGGGGTACAAAAGAAGAACCTTACCGCAGAGATATGGTTTCGAGGAATGAGGTAACCAATGGCAGCGCGTCTTAACCCTGCACATGATCAAAGAACGCGGGGTCGAAAATCATCTGGCCATTTTTCAAAACACGCCCGCGATTTCTACGTTTACGGGTTTTCCGTTGCTGGGAAGTTTGTCTACATCGGGAAGGGGTCAGGACGCCGGTTTGAGGCCCAGATCAAGAATTTCTCTCATATTCCACAATGCATCGGTGGCATCATCGCCGATTTCTCTAGGGAACGGTCCGCATACGACAAAGAGGCGAAGATGATCGCCCTGCACAAGCCAACACTCAACAAGGTGAAAGGCGGCGGCGGTTCTCTAAAACGAATATTTGCGCCCAAAATGCCTGCAGCAGAACGGGCGATGTACCGGGAGATGGAAAAACTAGGCACACGTGTTTACGCGGCCCGCATGTTGCTTCGATTTGACCTTAGAAACCATGTCGATCCATCTAAGCTAGAAATGATTAGACAGGTGGCCAATGGCCCGAGGTGTTAAAACAGGCGGGCGCAAGAAAGGCACGCCCAACAAAATGAATGCCGCATTGAAGGATTTAATCCTGAACGCGCTTTATGATGTTGGGGGGCAGGCCTATCTTGCCCAACAGGCGAGGGATAATTCATCCGCTTACATGTCGCTGCTGGGCAAAGTTCTTCCGCTGCAACTCTCCGGCACTGATCCAGACGGCAACCCCTCGGAAATCGTAATTCGTGTCATCAAGCCGGACAATTGAGGTTGCGGACGTCTTCACGCCGCTACTCAGGCCCCGTCGCTACAAGGGCGCATTCGGCGGGCGTGGCAGTGGCAAGTCATGGTTCTGGGCAGAACAAATCGTGCTCGAAACCTACCGCCGCAAGACTGACGTCGTCTGCATCCGAGAGGTGCAGAACACCATCAAGGATTCCGTCAAGAAGCTGATCGAAACGAAGATCGAGGCGCTTGGGCTGGGCAGCGCATTTGAAGTACTGGAAAGCGAAATCAAGGGCCGCAACGGCTCACAGATTATCTTCAAGGGCATGCAATCCTACAACGCTGACAACATCAAATCGCTTGAAGGCTTCAACGTCGCATGGGTTGAGGAAGCTCAAAGCCTGTCCGAGCGATCCTTTGACCTGTTGCGCCCGACAATCCGTTCGCCCGGCTCGGAACTGTGGTTCTCGTGGAATCCGCGCCACAAGACAGACCCGGTGGACTACTTCTTCCGAGGCCCGTTCAACGATCCTGACGTCGTGGCCGTCCAGGCGAATTGGAGCGACAATCCATGGTTCCCCGATGAGCTGCGGAAAGAACGCGCCCGCGACTATGAGAGAGACCCTGAGAAGGCCAGCCATATCTGGGAAGGCGAATATGAGCGCATTACCGAGGGTGCCTATTACGCCCGGCTGATCTTGCAGGCCGAACGGGAAGGCCGCATTCGTGACTTTGAGATTGACCGCTCAAAGCCTGTCCATACCGCTTGGGATTTGGGCAAGAAGGCAAACAACGTCATCTGGTGCTGGCAGAACATCAACGACATTCCGCACATTGTGGACTTTTACAGCCCTTCTGACGGGGATCTTAAGATATGGTCTCAATGGCTTGCAGAACGCGCATATCACGGCAACGACTATGTTCCGCACGATATCATGACTGAGGAATGGGGAACGGGCCGCACCCGCTGGGAACTGCTTAAATCCATCGGCAGGAAGCCCACGCGGGTTGCCAATGTCTCTGTTGAGGATGGCCGGAACGCGGTGCGCTTGATCCTCGAAAAGGCGGTATTCCACAAGTCGAACTGCGACTACGGCATTGATGGGCTGCGCAGCTATCGCAGGGAATGGGATTCGGAGCGTGGTGTTTTCAAGGATACGCCGCTCAAGAACTGGGCTGATCACATTGCTGACGGCTTCCGCTATCTGGCGCTGGCATGGCGTGAAATGCCGAAGGACGCGCCTGCCAAGCCCAAGCCGAAGGAGCTGCAATACCAAGTCACCCCGGCGGGCGTGATTCAGGGCAATTCGACCGTTCGAGAGGCTGTTGAGGCCATGGTGAGAAGGAAGCGAAGAGAGGCCTAGCGCAATCTAATCCCTCAAGTCACTCTCCCCTCCGCGTTCTCTCTGCCCCAAAACCGGGAGCATGGCGGGTTCTCAAAACAGCGTGACAAATCCTACGGTCGAAATCGGCCGTAAATGGCTTGACCGTATCAGGGAAGCGGACAAGCGCGAGGAAGACTGGTCAAAGCAGGCCAAGCGGGCCGAAGCCATCTATCTCAACCGGACGGATGACGGCGCGCACAAGTTCTATTTCAACATCCTGCATTCCAATACCGAGACCATCGTTCCGGCCATCTACAGCCAGACGCCACGCCCTGACATCCGCCGTCGCTTCGGGGACAAGGACCCGGTGGCGAAGTATGCTGCCACGATAATTGAGCGGGCAACCTTGGTCCAGATCGATGACGGCACGCTTGATCCTGAAATGGAATCCCTGGCCATGTCAGCCTTCACGGCGGGCCGGGGCGTCATGCGCATCAGGCTGGTTGAGGAAGACGCGCTCACGGGCGAAATCAGCGACGACACCCGCGATGAGGTCAAGGAAGCGGCCCAATTCGATACAGAGGACGGCGAGGAAGCCGGTGGCGAGTATGGCGATGTAGAGGCCATGCTGCCCAAGCCTACGCTGCAGCGCATCACGTTTGAGGCGGTCCCGTGGGCTGATTTCAGGTTCGGCGCGGCAAAGCGGTGGCAGGACGTGCCATGGGTAGCCTTCCGGCACATGATTACATCGGAGCAAATCAAGGCATGGGCAGAAGATGAGGGCGTTGAGGCGCAAATCAAATCCGTGTCATCCGGGGCGCTGGATGATCCTGAAGCTGGCAAGGATGATGTGCCGGTCTGGGAGGTGTGGTGCAAGGCGTCAAAGACGGTCAAATTCATCCGCGACGGTGACGGCATCATTTACAAGACGGTTGACGACCCGCTCGGGTTGACGGGGTTCTTCCCCTGCGGGCGCCCGGTGCAGCCGATTGAGAAGGTGGGCAACCTGACGCCTGTTGCGCCTTTCGAGCTCTATGCGGACCTTGCAGAGGAGCTGGATCAGACAACCCGGCGCATTCAACAGCTCATCAAGGGCGTCAAGGTGCGGGGCGGTGCGGCGGCTGGCGAACTGATCAAGGGCATCAGGGACATTGCTGAACTGGACGACAACGAGATTGCGGAAATCCGCGGTGTTGAGTCCTTTGCTCAACAGGGCGGCCTTGAGAAGGGCATTACGTGGTGGCCTATCGAGAAATCGATTCAGGCTATTGAGGTTCTGGCGGCGCACC